ACTACCTGTAGGTAATACTAATACTTTCTCGAAATTTACTATTTTATTTGTCATTATATTTTTGTTTATTATTTATTACCAGTCTATTACAGTCCATAAACAGCTTTCTCCTGTTTCAGTTGCACTATGGTCATTAGATGTTTTACTTTTAGATAATACCCAACCACCTATTTTTCTACTGTTTTTTACAGTGATATTATGTACATATTCAGGAATACTTACTGTTTTAATCCATATATAAAACTGCTTCTTATAGTCAGTATAACGCTTTTCTTGGCTTTTAACTACATAATCTACCTCACTCTTAGTTAATCCCGTAGAACTATCTGAACTGGGTTTATATGCACCCTTATTGCCAAATACATAAGCACCATAAGTTAAATAGTAAGCAGTAGACAAATGAACTAACATTCCTTTTAAATAATTATTATATAGTATTGCATAATTACCTTCTAAAGTTCCATTTTCAAATTCTAATTGTATCTTTTTATATAGTTTATCACCTATTAATGCACGTATATTAGTCTCCTGTGCTGTCTTAATAGCAGGAACAAGTCTATCTATGTCTACATTACCTCCTAGTGGAGTAGCGTTGGTTATATCGTCTGTTTTTAATAGTATTACTGTTTCCATTATGTTGTTTTTAGTTGTTTAATTGAGTCAAAGTCTTCAAATTCTAAATCTAAGTTTTCATATTGCTTGCCTAGAATATTTTTGATAGCTTCTATTACTATACTTCTTGAAGGATTAATTTGACTTCTATATAACATATCTAAAGCTGTTTTCATTTGTTCAGCATCAGAACTAAACCCTGTATTAGAATCTGCCCCAAAAAGAGAAGGTGATGTTACTGAGTGAGAAGTAAAGATTTGTTCTTTAGAATACTTACTTACAAAGTCAAACTGTTGGTATGCATCTGTAATCTCTATATTCTCAACTTCTGTCTTTTCTGTTTCATTGTGATTTATAGCTACTATAATACCACCTGCATTTTTAGTACCTCCTAACTGTGATTTAATAACTCTAACTGCTTCTTCTTCGTCCTCTTCATCTTCTGATTCACCTTGATAGATGTTTACAATCTTACCTGATGAAAAGTTGTTTTGTATATGAGTTAAAACAAAGTTACTTATTTCTTCTTCCATTTCAGCAAACTGTATACCACTAATCCAATCAGGCATTGAAAACAAAGGTTCTGATTGATTAAGTCTTAAATAATATATACTGGTCTGTCCTTTATCTCTTTCAGGGTTAGTAAAAGACTCTACTTCATAAGGCTTAAACTTGTTTTTAGCTTTCCAATCATAACAAAACCAATATTTTAAAGGGTCTTTGCTTAAATCTGCTTGATTAACAATAGCAACTCTTTTAGTTGGCAAAGAGTATAATTTGGCTATCTTTTTACCTGACTGGGAAGGCACAACTTGTATAGGTGAGTTCCCTGTTTTCTTTAGTTCTAGTATAATATTCTTTAGGTCATTCCAATTTAATATCTTATCTAAAGATTCCTGTGAAATACCACTAACAGCTTTTAAACCTTTGCCCATAATATAATTAACATAAGAGTCAATTACAGCATGATTAGTTGGAGAACCAAAATATCTGTCATCAAGGGTATAGAAGAAGTCATTATCTACACCATTAGTAACAAACTTATTTCCCATAGACAAAAGAGTAGATACTTCCACTCTCTCATATTTATTCATTTGAATAATACTAACATTCTTTTTTTTCATAATTATAATTTTATAATTCCATTTACATCATCTAAAGGAGAATAATCTTGTATTGATTCAATATCACCTTTAAGTAATTTACCGTAAGTTAATTTTTTATCTTCTTGGAATATGTTGTATATGTATTTACCGTCTTCAATCTCTTCAATTGTAGGTATTGTAACTTCTACTAAACCTTTTGTCATTAAAGTTAATGTGCAAGCAAGGTCTGTTACCTTATTATTTATCTGATTCTTTAGGCTAATTACACCAACACTTCCTGTAAAGTCTCTTAAACTACATACGATTGTATCAGAACTGCTTTGAAGTATAGTCATTTTGTCTTTATTTTAAAAACATAATAAAACAAAAAACCTACACAACTTAATGTATAGGTTCTAGGGTTATTAAAATTAATATTATTAGCCTGGAATTACATCTGCTGATACAATAGCCTTTAATTCTGTTACAGCTTCATCTGTTAAGAAATACGTTGGATTTTTTTCTTCCGAAGTTCCAACTAATTGATAGTTATTTGCACCAGTCATTTCTCCTTCAAGAGTTCTATTACCTCCTATTTCAACTCCGTTTTCTAAACCTACGAAAAAGAAATCACCTGAGTTAGATTCTACTACTAATTGAGGTCTACCCCAAGAAAGCATTTTAACTTGAAATTGCTTGTGTGCATTAGGTGCACTAATTACAAAGTTTAAAGTACCGTTAAATACAGTTGTACCTGCATCTCTTGAACTTTCACTCTCTTCTACAAATGAATTACCTGTATTCTTTAGAGGGTATTTAAACGCTTCTGTTATACCTCCATCAGCAGGGTCTCCTAAAGAGGACATGATGTGTCCATCTGTATCATCAGAAGTTACTGTTATATCATATTCATCTGAATAATTTATTACGAACAAATTTTTTAAACCTGCTACTTGATTCTTGCACCCTATTGACGCTAAACCTTTACTTACATCACATTGTGTTGCCATATCTTATTTTTGTTTGTTTAAAAGTTATAAAAAAAGCCTACCTAATTGTAGGTAGGCTTCCCTTTTACTCTTTATTATTAATTATTATGCGAAGTCTCCGTAGAAAACTATTTCTTCTGCAAAACTAAAGTCTGCACCCATTTCCAAAACTGCTTTGGTTCTAATCTGTCCATCACCTGCTGTTGCATCGTGGTCAATTACTCTTACTTCGTTCAAATCAGATTCTAAACCTGTTAAGAAGCCTACATTTTTAACTCTGTATGCAAACATAACATCTCCTGATAATGCACCAATAGATTCCATTCTAACTCCTAAAAAGTCAAGTTCTTTCTGTCCAACTGGCGTACCAACTGATGTTAAAGCTGCTTGTGCTTGCTTATAAAGTCTAGCTACTTTTGGAGAAACTGCCATTACTAAATCTTCTGATTCAATGATAGCTTCTGGAATTGCATCATAAGCTTTTTCAATTTGTGCAATTATATTAGTTTTATTCAAACCTGTACTTTGTACTTCAATTGCATTACCGTCTGCATTCAACTTAGCAATTAAACCAAGAGAAGCGTGATTCCAAATAAAAGTATCTACTTTTGAACCCAAATTATCAACGATTGCTACCAAAATAGCATCTTGAATTGTCTGTGGAATTTCATTTGAAGCAGAAAATAAACCTGAAGATTGTGCTTGAAAAGTTTGTGCGAAATCATCCTTACATAATTCGTGGTCTAGCTTGAATTTCTTCAATGTAACCTCTTTGTCTGTATAGTCAATTGTTCCTGTTGGATTAAAACCACAAGAATAATCTTGTAATTCAGCACCGTACTCTAGTTTTGGTAAATAACCTGTACCAATGTTGTTAGGTAATACTGTAATTGCATTTTTAGCAATAGTATCTGACTTTTTAAATGCTTCTACAAAGATTTCCCCTGCTAATGCACCGTTATAACCTGCGTCTACCGTAGTTGTTGTTGCCATAATTCTTTTTATTTATTTTTACTGTTAATGTTATTAATTCTTTCTAAAAAAGTACTCTCTGCACTTAATCCTTTATCACTTATTGCAGATAACTTAGTATGTGCAGGTATTTCATCTAATTTAGTCATCAAAGTCTTGTGTTCTGTATTTAAAGTGTCAAGTTGACTTTGTAACTCTACCGTTTCTTTTGAAAACGAATTTTTCATTTCAACCTTTTCTTTTTCAAACTCTTTAGACATCTCTTCTTTAAGCATTTCAAAAAGTTCCTTATCTTCTTGAATCATTTTAAGAACTTCTGCCTTGTCTACCTTAGCATCTTTATCTTCGTCCTCCTTTGCTAACTCTTCTACATCAGCTACAGGTTCTACTGCATCTTCTACAACAGGTGCTACCTCTTCTTCAACAGGTAATACAGAGATTACTACTCCGTCTTCATTAGTTGTATGTAATATACCTTCATTTTCAATAGTAACAGATACAGCGTTCTCTCTGTCTCCTTCTGCGTCCTCAATATATACCATCTCTCCTTCTGCAAAAGAGTCAGATACATACTTAACACCATCTACTTCTAAAGTTGCCATTGCTACTTCGTCTGCTTGTAACATAACTAGTGCTTTTTTAATTAATTCTACTCCATTTTTCATATTGTTTTGTTTATTTATTTTAAAAACTGAATCAAACATTTCTACTTGCATTTTATTTAAAAAACCATCAATAGAAATACCTTTTACTTTACCATTTACTACATAATTCTCCCATAATTCAGGAGTAAGTTGCATCTTAACCATCCAAGTACCCTTAGGTAAGCTAAAACCGTACTCAGCTTCTTCTGTGGTCTTTAACCAGGACTCAACAACTATCAGTCCTTTAAGCTTATCTCCTGTGTGATTGTACCAACTGTTAGTAATCATCTCGTCAGTAATAAACTTATGTGCCAATGCTTCAATAGCATCTTCGGGGAACATCAAATTGTATAAACCATTCTTTTCATCTTTTCTAGGTATCTTTTGATTAGGTATTAATACAGGACTTACAAGCTGCATTTTATCCTTTTGATACTTGATTACTTCTTGGTCTTTTTTTAGCATAACAGGTAATTGCCTATTAGCAGGATTATCTACCAAAGATAGTCCAAATATACCTTCTTCTTCATCAGGCATTAATATTCTGTATGTTGGGTATTCCATGTTATTTATTTTAAAAACGATTTAATTAAAATCTTCTGTTTCTTTGTCTTTGTCTATCTAATGCTTGTTGACTTGATACTTCCTCAGAGGTTACATAAACTTGTGTAGGTAGAGTATCTAATTCATCTGCACCAACAGGGGCATCTATATTACTAAAGGTAGGTGAAACTCTAGCACCTGTTGAAGCACTTCCTGCATTAACATTAGAACCACTAGGGTCAGTAGATAAAATGCTTTTAACAGCAGCAAAACCTTGTATTCCTACACCAACAGCAGCAGCTATCCTTGCAAAAGTAGATGGCATAGTTGGGTCTTTTAAAGCAGCAGTAATACCTTGATATGTATTCATTAAAGCAGAAGCAGCAGCTAAACCTTGACCTATCTTATTACCTTCTCCTAACACACCTGCAATAGCACTAACAGCTTTTGTAGCTAAGTCTACTTCTAAACTTCTTGCAGCTTTCTGTCTTTCTGCATCAGCCTTAGCATTCTCTTCTCTGCCTTTATCAGTTAATGCATCAAATTCTGCAAGTAGTTTATTTCTTTCTTCTAACTCTATTCTTTCATCAGCTAGTTTTATTGCAAACTGTTCTCTTTTTCTTGACCTTTCTGCTTCAAATATTTCTGCATCACTTAAACCTTTTTCATCCTCAGGAAGAAATTCTTCTTTTATTTTAGCTAATTCATTTTGATTTTCTTTTTCAATCTCTTGAAGGCTTGCATCTAAGTCTTTTTTGGCATTTTTAATTAACTGATTCTTCTCTTTTTCACTAGTTATAGTTCTTTCAATTTGCTGTTTTCTATCTGTAAATAGTTGTTCTGCTTCATTTTTAGCTAACTGTGTTTTATCTAAACCTATCTTTTTAAGTTCAGCTAAACTGTCTTTTTCTTCTTGTGTTAAAGCTTCTCTTTCAGTTTTTTGTTCAGATAACTGCCCAGTAATTCTAGCTTCAACAGCTATA